CTGGACGTCGCCCTCGACCATCGTGCCGTCGAGCAAGCCGCCATGGGCCTGCATCGCGATCGTCACCTTGTCGAGGATGACCTCACGGAACCAGTTCTGGATTGACTGAGTCATGGAAAACCCCGTTGGGAAAGGTTGCCGTTAAGCAGCCTCGGGGCCGATGGAGCCGGGTCTCGCAGGGTCCGGTGAAGGATAGCCCGCTTCCGCCGGGTCGCTCCCTTGGTTGCACGGGCCGAGCATCGCCCGGCCGCGCACCCGTCAATTGCGGATCAGCCTGCGATCTTCTGGTAGTCGGCCATCAGCTGGTCGTAGGCGGCACGGTTGAACTTCGGGTGGCCGACCTGCATCTCCGGCGCCGCCATGCGGGCGCGCAGCGCTTCGCGCGACGTGCCGCCGGACGCGCCGGCGCCGGCGCCGCCGGCGAGCGGCTGGGCGCGCCCGGCGCCGGTCATCTGCGAGCGGAAGAATTCGAGGAAGCGGTTGCCAGCCGCCGAATCCATCAGCATCAGCTTGACGTGGTCGGCGTCCTTCTGGTCGAGCAGCGCCTTGCCGTCCGCGCCGGGCCTGGCGAGCAGGTTGACGAAGTCTTCGTTTTCCTGAAGCCGCGTCTCGATCGCCTTGTCCTGGTCTGCCTTCGCCAGGCTCTTGGCGCTGTCGGGCAGGAGCTGGGCGCGCTCGGCTTCGACATCGAGAAAGCCCTCGAAGACGCCGGCCTTGACCGCCTCGCTGTAGAGCGTCGTGACGATCTTTTGCATTGCGCCGACCGGCACCTTTTCGGCCATAGCGACGTCTGCAACGGCCTTGTAGAGCGGATCTTTGACCAGCCCTTCCATGTGCGGCTTCAACGTGGCGTCGACATTCGCCAGGTCGAAGGCCATGTAGGCGTCTGGCTTGTCGGGCACGCCGCGCTCGCTGTCGCGCGTACGGTAGCCCTTCAACGCCTCGGCCATCTTGTCCATGGTCTCGCGGTCGTCGGCGCCGAACATCGTCTCCGGCAGGCCCTGCGGCCGGTACGGCCCGGCGGGCGGCTGAACGCCGGCGGCGGGGGGAGGAGGCGTCCCGCCGCCGGCGCCGCCCACGCCGCTGGGGCCAGCCGCCGGCGGGGTTCCTGCGCCGCCGGGCGAAGGAGCTGGCGGCGTTCCGGCAGCCGGGGCGGCTGCGCCGCTGCCGGCGCCATCGCCTTCGCGAGGCGGCAAGAGGTATCGATCGAGCAGGTTTCTCATGGGGCTGGCTCCTTGCGGTTGAGAAGTTCGTCGCCTTCCGCGGCGGCGCGCAGAATCGCCTCGCCGACCGCCCATCGCGCCTGGTGCTTGGCGTGGGCGATGGCTGCGGCTTCCAGTGTCTCGCCGGAATGGCCGGGCGCCGCGCGCACGGTGAGGTCGGCGACCCATTCGAGGAAGGCGCGGCCCTGCGCGGTGCGGAAGGACGCGGCGAGGAATTTTTTCACATCGTCCTGCGGATTGAAGGCATCCGGCGCGGTGCCGGGAAACATCGCCTTGCCGAGACCTTCCCAGGTCGGAGTCGCCTGCAGGAGCTGGTCGACGGCCGCCATCTGGCGGGCGAATGCGTAGGGTCCGCTCATGCCGCCTCCGCCATCATGCCCTGCGCCAGCTGCGGCGCGGCCTTGACCGCGGCCTCGCCGGCGATCTGCGCCATCTGCGCCTGCGCCGCTTCATCGGCCGCCTGCTTGCGTTCGTCTTCGGTCGGCGTGACGTCCGGCGGCACGAGCATGATCCCGCGCGCCCGGTCGAGGAATCGCATCGTGTGGATGTAGTTTCCGACCACCGGCGGCGCGCCGGCGACGACCGACGCCAGCTCGAAATAGTTGGTCATCGCCGTGAGTTCGTCGGCCTTGAGCGCCGCCAGCATCGGCGAGTTGACCGTCATCGTCACCAGCAGCTCGTTGAAACTCATCAGCTGCGGCAGCAACCGCCACTCCGACAGGATCTCCATCGAGCGCGCCACGATGACGGGCAGAAGCTCGCGGATCAGGCGGCCGTAGGCGCCGACGTGAACGCGGGCGTTCTGGCCGACGCGCGTGGCGATCTCCGACGCCGAGGCCGGCGTGCCGCCGTCGTCCATGATGCGGGTGTCGAGCAGCGCCTCGCGGATCTGGCTGCGCAGATCCCCCATCACCATGCGGCCGACGTCGAGCCGGCCGGCGGCAGGGTCGAGGCGCTGCACGTCCGGCCCGAGCAGGCCGCCGGTCGACTGCATCGGCCAGAACTCGCCCGGCCCGACGCGCACCGTGTCGGGGTTGAACGTGCCGCCGGCGCGGAATCCCCATATGCCGAGCAGCTGGATCGCCGCCGCCTTCAGCGCCAGCTCCTGCGCCTTGTTCGCCGTCTTGATGGTCGGCAGGGCAAACAGCACGGGGCCGCGGCCGTAGGCCTCGCCCGGCCAGCGGTAGAAGCGCGCCACGGCGATCGGCTGGGTGCGGTACTCTTCCGCAGCAACGAAGCTGGTCGCCTGGCCTTCCTTCTCGAAATAGGCGACGAAGCGCCAGCGTCCGTCGGGAATGCGCCAGAAGTCTTGGTAGACCGTCACTTCGTCGTAGGGTTTTTCCCGTGCCAGGCGGCGGAATTCTTCGGTGTAGGGGCCGTTTGGCCAGGCTTCGAGGATCTGCTCGCGGCCGAGGTTCTGCCGCTTCCACGACACGTAGTTGACGCGCCCCCACGCGTCCTGGTCGACGGCGATCTCGTCGAAGGGAACACAGACGAAGCGCAGCGGATCGTTGATCGATGGGCCTCGCAGCGGCAGGAGCGCCCCGGTGCCGATCGTCAGGTCGGTGCAGGTCTCGTGCATGGCCGTGTCGAGATCGCCGGTCTTCATGAACGGGTAGACGAACTGCGCCTGTTGATTGAGGCGCTTGTCCCAGGCGATCTTTTCCTTCGCCGAGAGCCGCGAGGAGACGAGCGGGCCGGTCTCGATCTGGAAAGGCGTCGCCGCCGGGAAGATCTGTCGCTGTATCTCGCCGGCACAGTGGATCGCGCTATTCGGGCCGGTCATGTCGAAGATCATCTGCGCCGGGGCGACGCTCCTGCCCTGCCCGCCCGGCCGGCGGTTCGGCAGCACGTAGTCGTAAGCCTCGCGCGTGACCCCGTCCCAGCCGGCGCGGCGCTCCCATGCCTTCCTCGACCGCTGCAGCTGCCGCGCGACGGGCGAAAGCTCTGTCGAGCCGGTGGCGGGAACGGCCATCAGGACAGGTCGCTTTTCTGCGTCGCGTCGGAGACGAACAGGCGGCGGCCGCGCGGATTGCGCCGCGTCGCCCGCGTCCGGTTCTCGCTGGCGCGCAGCTCGGCGAGCTGGCGGTCGTTCGCCACCTTCTGCGCCGCCGCGCTCTGCTCCGCGGCCTTTCTCGCGGCGGAATTTCCGGTCAGGATGTTCATCGTCGCCCTCTGTAGACCCAGCGGTTGACCGGGCCGCCGATCGCCCGGCGGAACCCCGTGAGCATCGCCATGCGCTGCCCGGCGCGGTTGGCCGGATGGACGTGGACGATCACGAGCCGAGTTTCGGCCACCCGGTCCAGCGTCAATTGCGCGATGCGGACCAGCCGGCGCATATGCTGCGCGGCGTCCGGCGCCAGTGACAGCGCCATCTCGATGCGGCGCCAGCCGTGCCGCGCCAGGAAGGCGAGCGCGATCGGTTCGTCGCCGCGGTAGATCGCGACCGTTTCGGCCACCCGCGTCTGCGCCAGCACCATACGCCTCATGCGCACCTGCGCGCCCGCGAGGTCGAGCGCGGCGGTTCGCGGCGCCGGCGAGACGATTCGCCACTCAGGCCGAAACTCAGGTGCGGAAGACATCGAAGTCGGTTTTCGCCGTCACCGAGCGGATCGGCACGACGTTGCCAGGACGCCCGATCTGCGCCGCCTCGCGCCTCACCGCGCCGCCGCCGCGGAAGCCGTAGGCCTCGTACTGGTCGGCCTCCGCGATGTGTGAATATTCGTTCTTCTCGACTTCGAGGCTGTCCGTCTTGCCGGCGGTCGAATGCTTGGTCAGCTGGTATTGCGACACGTAGGCGCGCAACAAGTACTTGCAGGACGGATCGATCAGCATCCGCGGCGTGTTGGCGTCGATATCGCCGAGATACCAGTTGATCGCCTCGAAGCGCGAGCCGAGGTCGTTGGTCACGGTCGGCATGATCGGAATCGACAGCGCCAGCGAAACCGTGTCCACCCAGGCCAGCTCACCGCGCGCCTTGTCCGCGCCGTACCACGATGAAGGATCGGCCCAGGCGCCGGCGCAGCGCATGCCGGCGAAGTCGCGCAACAGCGTCTCGCCGATCCGCTCGGCAAAGCCCGAAGGCCCGGTTACGCGGTCGGGGGGCGAGACGATCTCGCGCAGCACCCGGCGCTGGCCGGACGGCATGCGCTGGACGACGACACAGGCCGGCCGGCCGCCGGCGTCCATGCCGAGCGTGAACGGCAGTTCCTTGATGATCGGCAACGGCTGGTCGGCGCGGTTGCGCAGGATGTTGAAGCGCGAGAAGATGACCGTCCCGGCCGCCTTCGGCGCATACATGCCATGCACGTTGCGCCGCGATTCCGGTGCGTCCGGCCCGCCGAACTGGCGCTCCTCCTCCTCGTACTTGTGCCGCGCCTTGCCGGCCCGGTTTTCCGCCTGGGGAGACAGGCCCGAGGGCTGCTGGAAGAAGTTGTAGCCCGGCCACTTCTGCGGCTCCTCGATGTGCCGCTCATAGGTCCAGTTGGTCTCGTCGGGCGGGTTGTAGTCGCCGCAGACGATGCGCGGCACGTTGATCGATTCCCTCCCGCTGTCCGGATCGACGACGCGGCCGAGCCGTTCGGCTTCCCACTCCATCATGTCGACTTCCGGCGGATAGCGGCCCGTTCGCCCGTAGAGCCGGCCGGGCGCATCCTTGTGCACCAGGTCGCATTCGTTCAGCCAGCCGCCGGAGATCTCGTAGCCCTTGAAGAACGAATCGAGGTTCTGCTCGCCGATCGCGCCGAACTCCATTTCGAGGCGGATCTTCGTCGCCCGCTTCTCCCACTCGCCTTTCGCGCGATACCAGGACCGCGCCACGTCCCATTCGAGCACGTGCTTGACCGGCCGATCCTGGCCGCCCGAAAAGGCATCCTTCTCGCTCGCCGTGAACGGCCCGCCCTTCGGGAAGGCTTCGAGCCACGAGGCCAGCGCCGTCTTCGCCATCTCGCGGTAGGTGTCGCGGATCGCCGCCCAGCGCACATGCACGACGCCGTCCCGGCAGATCGGGAAGTCGAGCGCGGCATGCCGCGTGATCTTGTAGATGGAAGCGACGGTCTTCCCCGAGCCCCACGGTCCCATGATCAGGTCAATCGGACCTTTCGACAGGATGTAGCGCGCGGCGATCGGCCCCGGCGGCTGGTAGTGACGGATGATGAAGCTGCCGAGGTTCTGGCCCATTCCCTGCCCCGCTCCCTGCCCCGCGCCGGCTGCGCCCCGCGCGCCCGCGGCCCGATTCAACGCTGCGAACTTATTCCCGGCGCCGGCGAGTCCACTGCGGGCAGAGGCCGAAAGGCCGGTGTGTGTGAGACACAACCCCCGTGGGGTACCGGGGGCGGGGTCGCGTTTTGGAATTCGCCTCGCGCGCACCTGCGCCCGCGCGAGGCAGGGGGCGGGGTCGAGCTGCCACGCCAGGCCGGCGGCGCCGGCGATCGATGCGACACGGGATCAGGTCGGCCAACTGATTTTCGATCAGTTGTCACGTCAATGATATCAATGGCTTGGCTATGCCTTGCGACTGTCGTCCGGCAGTCGCACGGCCTCGCCGTTGATTTCATTGGGCTTTTCGGCTCCGAGTGACCAGAAGTCCCGGTCGCTCTGCGTGGTGACGTTGATGTCGCCGAAGACCATCACGGGCCGCATGCTGCCGCTACCCTCGGGAAGCTCCAGCTGCTGCGGCTTCCGCGAATGATGGTAGGGCATCAGGTCGGCGGCCGCGCCGCGGATGATGCCGAGCACGGCCGTCTTCTGCTTGGCGTTGGTCGCGCCGACCATCTTGCACAGCGCGCCGAAGTCGGCCGACTGGATCATCGACAGCGTAACCATCGGGTCGCGATGGCCGCGCGCTGCCAGGTAGCGGATCATGTCGCCGCTCTTGCGGTTGGGGCTGCCCGGCGGCCTCCCCCGCGCCCTCGCTGGCGCAGCGACCATTTCGGCCGCCAGCGCCAGGACGTCGGTGCCCTCGCCATCCGGCAAGCCGGCGACCAGGTCGAGCGGATCGGCGCCAGGCAGCGCGCCGCCGGCCTCGATCGCGGCCGAGCTGGGCTGGTTCTCCGGCGGATCGGCGCGCGTGCGTGCCTCCGA